TTTGCCCCCCAGACACGCGGTATTGATGGGGCGTGCTACAAGCCCCCGACGTATGGAATCAAGAAGAAAACTACAGCGCCTGCGCACAGGCAAAAAAAGACCCGCCGGGTTAGGGCGGGTCAGTGGTCACATCGTTCTGATGTAGCGTACGTAGTACCATCGTCCGACCAGTCGTTTCGCGCACACCACGTCACGACCGATCCTGCAAAGTCGCCATCGCCAGTATTCGCGAGGGCCGTACTTCAATTTCCTGAACATCATCATCTCCTAGGTTTGGGTCGGGCGGCCTTTCGGCCGCCTTTCCCGTTCCGCTTTACGCGATGTCCACGATCTTGGACTCGCGCTTTACCTCGCCGTCCTTGGCGATCACCATCCGAGGACTGTTCCACGGCCCTTTTCGGATCGTCGGCGTCGCGCCCGCCCTGATCGCTTCCACGATCAAGGTTAGCGGGATTTGTTTCACCGACATCGGCACCTTCTGGGACTCACCCGGAAGATAGAACGACCAGCGATCAAGTCCGACTTTCCGACTTTCCGCCTCGCGGATCGCGATGGCCAGCACCTTTGCTGCGTCGGCCGCCGTGAGGGTCGAGCCGCTTATGCCCTTATCGAGCATAATTCCCTTTTCCGGGTGAATCCGCACCCGTACGGTACCTTCAAAGTTGCGCATTTGCGCTCCTCCAGTTCAGATTGTTAAACAACCCGCGACCGCTTGTGCCGCGTGTCGGCTGCACCTGCAACCGACGATTCCAATCTCGCATAACGTGACACGGATGTCAAGTTTGCGGCGGTTCAGCGGGGCAGTCGGGCGGTCGCGGCTCGCGCACGGCTGCGCGATCGGGAGGGGGGAGGGGGGCACATGGACTGGCGTTTGGCAGGCCCCCCCTATTTGTAGTAAACCGCTTAAACCACAACCCCAAAAAACTAAAACTTTACACATTCCTCTGCTACACTGCCGCGCCATGCCTTTACAGGACAAAGACCTCGCCAAAGTTCGACAGAAGACCTACTCCCGGACTTGGTACCTCAAGAACCGCAAGGTCCAGATAGCCAAGAACAAGAAACTCCGCAGGGCCAAGCGAAAGGAATGGGAAGCCTACAAGGCGGGCAAGAAGTGCGCCCACTGCGGATTCAGTCACCCGGCGGTCATCGACTTCCACCATGTCATTCGCAAGAACAAGCAGTCCGTCAATAAATTGGCGGCAGTCAGGAACAACATCCCCGCCGCGATCAAGGAAGCCGAGACCAAGTGCATACCGCTTTGCTCGAACTGCCACCGCATCTTGCATTGGAAAGAACATAGGCGCTAAGATGAGCCATGGATTTCCATCCACTGCGACCTACGAAATGGTCTGACAGACTGGCGTTCGATGTGGCTCTTACCCTTGAGGGTAGCGGGGAACCTCTCTCCGACGTTTTGCTTCGGCACAAGATCACCACGCAAGAGATTCTGGACTTCAACACCGACCCGGTGTTCCTCAAGAAAGTCGATCACTTCCGTACCGAAGTCCGCGACAAGGGCATCACATTCAAACTCAAGGCCCGCACGCAAGCCGAAGAACTCCTGACAACTTCGTGGCTCTTGATCCACGACCCGGCTGTATCCCCGGCAGTCAAAGCCGACCTGATCAAGTCCACAGTCAAGTGGGCTGGACTTGAGCCTAAGGACTTGCCGCAGGAAACCTCTGCCGGTGGAGTCAAGATCACGATCAACTTGGGCAGCAAGCCCGAGGATGCCAGAGTCATAGACCTAACCCCGGAACCCATAGATGCTGACTTTGCCGACCAGCCTGAGCAAGCGCTTTCACACAACGTATGAAGGCCATGAAGCCGCTGTGTTCGATAACAGCGTCGAGTACCACAACTTCACGAGTGCGTTGAAGAATGCCGGGATTTCGTTCCTGACCCGCATCGTCAAGGCCAAGCGCAATGGCAAGAAAACCCGCAGTTTCGTGGTACTGTTGGTAGAGGACGTACCTCCCAATGCCACTTGAGTTGCTACGCAACTCCACCATCTAGAAACTTAGTATGCCACTCAAGTTGCTACGCAACTCCACCATCTAGAAACTTAGTATGCCACTCGAAATTAACTACACGCCCCCACCCACAGGGGCCAAGTTCATGGAATCGGACGCCAAGATGCGCGTCCTCATGGGGCCAGTGGGTTCCGGCAAGTCGGTCACCTGCAGTTTCGAGATCGTGCGACGGGCCAGTATGCAGCGGCCTGACGAGCAGGGAAGACGCCGCACGCGAGCGGCTGTGGTACGCGAGACCGCCCGGCAGTTGCAGGACACCACGATCAAGACGTTTCTGGACTGGTTCCCGCCGGGGCAGTGTGGCGACTACATGCGCACTACCAAGACCTACTTCTTCAAAGTCGGAGAGGTCGAGTGCGAGATCATGTTCCGTGCGCTGGACGATGCGGACGATGTGGCTAACCTGAACTCGCTGGAGTTGTCGTTCGCTTGGTTCAACGAGTGTCGGGATATTCACCCGGATATCGTGGACGCCATGAGCAAGCGCATCGGTCGTTTTCCGTCTGCCAAGGACGGCGGACCCTCGTGGCATGGCATGTGGGGGGATACCAACCCGCCGACCATGGACACATGGTGGTACTACCAGTTGGAAGGACTGGACCCGAAAGACGGGGTGTCTCCGAACGACAACGGCTGGGCTGTGTTCAAGCAGCCGTCCGGACGATCGCCGTACGCCGAGAACATCGAGAACCTGCCGGAAGGCTACTACGACACTCAGGGCCGCAGCGATGAGTACATCCGGGTCTATATCGACGGCGAGTATGGCCTCTCCAGCGCCGGTATGCCGGTGTACAAGTACTTCAGGCCCGACTACCACATGGCCAAGAATTCCCTGCGGCCGATCGTCAATGGCGTGAGACCTATCGTCATCGGGATGGACTTGGGGTTGACCCCGGCGGCGGTGCTCGGGCAGCAAGACCCGCGTGGTCGCGCACTGATTCTCGGTGAGTGTGTCTCGTTCGACATGGGCGTGCAGAGGTTCATGCGGACCATGCTCAAGCCGATGCTCTACGAACGCTTTCCGGGGGCACCGGTGCTCATCGTGACCGACCCGGCGGGCGTGCAGCGGGCGCAGACTGACGAGCGCAGCGCGGTGGATATCATCAAGGCCGAGGGGTTCAAAGTGATCCCGGCAAAGACTAATAACATATCAGCACGAGTTAACGCGGTCGATGAGTACCTCATGCGCAGCATCGACGGCGATCCGGGGTTTCTGGTGGACCCCCGGTGTACGCAACTCAAGGCCGCCATGATGGGCGGCTACAGGTACAAGCCGAAAGGCGACGCGGACATCGAGAAGAACAAGCACTCGCACGTTGCCGAGGCGCTGCAGTACCTCATGCTCCACATTTCGAACGGGGGCGAGGCGGCTCGGACCGGGGTACGACGGGAAGTAAAAAGGGTTGCAGCCTCCGGCTGGACCTGATATTGTCCGTCCCGCATTGCTTTTCTCCTAGTATTCGCTGCATACCCTCCCTAGATGTAGCGTTTAACCCCCGGGGTTCCCTCGGGGGTTCTTTTCCTATTGACTTCGTATATACTTGTGATACAAACCGCACAACGCGGAGGAGTATATATGGCGTCCAGTTGCAACAAACCCTACAAGGTCACTTCGAGTAACCCCAAGATGTCGGGGGCGGCAGCGCCTATCAAGTCCTACCAGAAGGGCGGTTTGGTGACCAAGCCGCGCAAGATGGGAGTAGCGGAGTTTACCCGTAACATGCCGGAAGACCCGCGTAATCCGGGGGCCTTCATGCGTAACGCACGGCGTTATATCGAGAGTGCTCCCAAGTACACCGAGAAGGAACGCACAGCCATGCGCGAGGTCGAGGATAAGGGCATGACCAAGAAGATGCAGGACGCCTACAAGCGGTTCTACGGCAAGTAATATGGCTGGACTGACATTCCTACGAGTGGTTAACAACACTGATCTTGCCAAGCAAGAGCAGGCAGTAGTCGATGCTGCACTTCAGGAAAGACAGAACCAGCCGCTGATCTTGGGTCTCACCGGGTACTTGCGCGAATGCTGGGATGTCGCCCAGATGGCCAAGAAGCCCATCGAGAACAAGATGCTTCGTGCGCTTCGGCAGCGCAATGGCGAGTACGAGAACGACAAACTCGCAGCCATCCGTGGTCAGGGTGGCTCTGAAATCTACATGATGATCACTGAGGTCAAGTGCCGCGCTGCGGAGAGTTGGCTTCGGGATATCTTGCTGGATAACGGCAGCCCCCCGTGGGATTTGCAGGCTACACCGATCCCTGAACTTTCTCCCGAGCAGCACCGCGAGGTGCAGGCGGAATTTGCCGAGAAGGTTCTGAAAATGGTGCAGGAACTCGGGCAGGCACCGTCGCGAGAGCAGATGAACGAGATGCGAGAGATGGTCTCGCAGGACTTTCGTTTCCGTATTCTGCGCGAAGCGCAAGCGCGTGCAGACAGGATGAAACTCAAAATTCAGGACCAGTTCGCTCATGGCGGCTGGGAGAAGTCGTTCAACGATTTCGTTACCGATCTTGTCACCTTCCCTGCTGCGTTCATCAAGGGGCCGATCGTGAGGCGGCAGCGCACGTTGGGGTGGAAGGCTATGCCTGACGGCACGGTAATCCTCGACCCGGTTGAGAAACTTGGACCTGAGTACGAGCGCGTCGATCCGTTCCGCATCTACCCCGAGCCGGGGATTTCCGACATCAACGAGGGGTATCTTTTCCAGCATCACCCCCTTAGCCGCATGGACTTGGCCGATCTTATTGGCGTTCCGGGCTACGACGAAGACGCTATCCGCAAGGTCTTGGAGATTGGCAACGGCCAGTCTTGGATCAGCGAGGATGTCGAACTCCAGAAGAACGAGGAAGAGCGCAAGTACTACTCCTACATGCGCCCCACCGAAGTCTTCGATGCACTGGAGTTCTGGGGCAAAGTAAGCGGCAAGATGCTCGTTGAGTGGGGGATGTCCGAGGAGGAGATTCCGGATCAGGCCCGCGAGTACGACGCTAACGTATGGATTGTAGGCAACTACGTAATCAAGGCAGTACTCAACTATGACCCGCTCGGTGAAAAGCCGTACTCAAAAACGTCGTTCATCAAGTGCCCCGGCGCGTTCTGGGGCAAAGGCATCCCCGAAATCATCGAAGACCTCCAAAGCGTCTGCAACGCCGCCGCCCGTGCCCTCGTCAACAACATGGGCATTGCGTCTGGACCTCAAGTGGAAGTCAATCTTGAGCGCATTCCTGCGAACGAAGATATCACTCAACTTTCACCTTGGAAGATTTGGCAGGTCACTAATGACCCTCTTGGGTCGAGTGCGCCAGCAGTTAGGTTCACTCAGCCAGAAGATAATGCCCAGACTCTCGTGGCTGTCTACGAGAAGTTTAGTCGTCTTGCTGACGATCATTCTGGTATCCCTGCTTACGTATATGGTGATCTGAACGTACAAGGGGCAGGGCGTACTTCCTCTGGTCTCTCTATGCTCATGGGCGCTGCAGGAAAAGGTATCCGGCAGGTTGTGATGCACATCGACAGTGACGTAGTAAAACCTATTGTCACGCGACAGTTTGTATACAATATGCGGTATGATGAGGATCAGAGCATCAAGGGTGACGTTGAAGTAGTCGCCAAGGGTGCAGTGAACCTTGCGGTGAAAGAGACCGTTAATCTCCGCAGAATCGAGTTCCTCAACGCAACGGCGAATCCGTTCGATGTCGAGATTCTTGGCCGTGATGGTCGCGCAGCGATCTTGCGGGAAGTTGCGAAGGGGTTGCAGATGGACGTTGAAGAGGTTGTCCCGACCCGGGAGAAGGCTTCCTATCAGCAGCGTATGCAGGCACTGGCTATGTCGATGGCTCCGCCGCAAGCGCAGCCTGAAGCCGGTACTCCTGCGCAGCCTGATGGCTCTCCGAAGGGTGGCGGCGACACTCGTGGCATTAGTGGGCAGGCAGCATGATTCGTCCCGAACCGAAGGTAATCAAGGCATTCGCGATGGCTGTTCGCCAGTATCCAGAAGTTCTGGAGTTTCTGGGGCAGTGGCGTATGCACGAACTTGATAACCTGCCTGCAGCAGTTAACAACATGGCGGTCTCACAGGGGCGCTGCCAAGTGTTGGGTGAACTCTACAAGTTCGCCAAAGATGCCCCTGAAATGGCGGCAAAGACTTGATCTCGCCGTCTAATTAACGCATACCAAAAAGGAGCGTACACATGGCCCTTCCAGAGCAAATTCGCAAGCAGTCCGAGGCGGTTCAGGAACTCTACAGGCAGATTAATGCTGCCGCTGGCGAGGCAGGCGATAACGCCGATGCCCCTGATCAGGCAGAGAACACTCCTGAAAATACCCCTGCCGACGAGAATGCTACGAACAATGCTGCTCCGTCTCCGGCAGTTGAGCAGAAAACCGGCGACGATAAGGTGTCGGAAGAATCGTTCTTGCAGAAATACAAGACGCTTCAAGGAATGTACAACGCTGAGGTACCTCGTCTGCACGCGCAGAACAAGGAAACGCAGCAGCGTGTGCAGCAACTGGAACAGTTGTTGGCGTCTCTCTCGTCTCAGCAGCCTACCGCTCCCAGCACTCCAGCGGCTCCCACTGAAAAGTTGGTGACCGCCAAAGACGTTGAGGAATACGGGGACTCCATCGAGATGATGCGCAAGGTTACTCGTGAGGAGATTGGCTCCATCGCGGGTCGCATGGCGCAACTTGAGAGGATGATAAACCAGTTCCAGTCCAATGTTGTTCCGCAGGTTCAGGCTGTTGCCCAGAAGCAAGCCGTGTCTGCAGAGCAGCAGTTCTGGGCTGAACTGTCCAATGCTGTCTCCAATTGGCGGGAAGTTAACGACAACGCAGATTTCCAGTCTTGGCTGTTGGAAGTTGACCCGCTGACTGGCATTAGCCGCCAGACATATCTTGAAGATGCGCAGCGGTCGCTTGATGCGCGACGAGTTGCAAACTTCTTCCGCACTTGGCTTGAGAGTACTGGACAAGCCAATGTTGCTCAAACCAAGCCCCGTGTTTCTGCACCTGAGTTGGAAAAGCAAGTTTCTCCCGGTCGTTCGAAAAACACCGGCACTACGCAGACCAACAAGTCTCGTGTGTACACGCCAGACGACATCAAGAAGTTCTTCAACGATGTTCGCGCTGGTAAGTACAAGGGACGGGAGCAGGAGCGCGATCGTACAGAACGCGATATCTTTGCCGCACAGCGGGAGAATCGCATCCAACTTAATGCGTAATTAGAAGGAGTCTAAAATGTCTTATCCTGTTTCCCCGGGCCGCCCGAATTACAGCGGCAATTTCATTCCCGAACTCTGGTCGGGCAAGTTGATCGAGAACTTCTATGATGCGACGGTTCTCGCGGCTATCTCCAACACGGACTACGAGGGCGAGATTCGCCAGTATGGTGACACGGTTAACATCCGCACCACGCCGGAAATCACGATCCGCGACTACGTGAAGGGCCAGACTCTGACGGTTGAGAATCCGGACAAGCCGAAGTTGCAACTCGTTATCGACAAGGGCGAGTACTTCGCTTGCGTCGAGGATGACGTTGACAAGGTGCAGGCGGATATCAACCTGATGGACACTTGGACCAAGGATGCCTCCGAGCGCATGAAGATCAAGATCGATCAGCGTGTGCTTACTGACATCCTGCCGGGCATTGGTGCCTTCAACAAGGGCGCTACTGCTGGTGAGCAGTCGGCTTCGTTCAACCTCGGTACCAACGCTTCCCCGCTGACTGTCACGAAGGACGGCGCTGGTGGCACGGTCCCGGTGGTCGATCTGCTTGTCGATCTCGGTACGGTTCTTGACGAGGCCAACTGCCCTGAGCAGGGTCGCTTCGTTGTGATTCCGGCCAAGATGGCGGGTCTCATCAAGAAGTCGGAACTCAAGGACGCTTCGCTCACGGGCGACGGCACCTCGATTGTCCGCAATGGTCGCCTTGGCATGATTGACCGTTTCACGCTCTATGTGAGCCACAACCTGAATGTCTCGTCTGGCAAGTACAGCCTCATCGCTGGTACCAAGATGGGCTTCACGTTTGCCTCGCAGATGACGAACATGGAGACCATTCGTTCGGAATCGACCTTTGGTAACGTTGTTCGTGGTCTGCAGGTGTATGGCTACAAGGTTGTGAAGCCGGAAGCCCTCGCGCAGGCTGTCGTCCAGTTCTGATTTTAGGAGTATAAAAAATGGCTGCTTACACTGATTCGCTTGGTTTTAACAAGGGTACTGCGGCGTATCCGGATGCAACTCGTGGCGCGGTACACAAGTTCGAGGTTCTCCTCGATTTTGCTGCTATCGCCGCTGCGCGTTCGGCTGCTGGGGCTGCGGCTCTTGCTTCCACGGATACGCTTGAAATCATCCCGCTCCCCGCTGGTTCTGTCGTTATGGCCGCTGGTGCTCAGGTACTGACGGTCGAAGGCGCGGCTGCCACGGTTGACTTGGGTGACAGTGGTTCCGCTACCCGCTACCTCAGCAACTTCGACCTCAACGCTACTAGCAATTCGGCGTCGGCTCTTGCAGAGCCGTACTACGTTGCTACGGCGGCACCGATCCGTCTCACCATTGACAGTAACAACGTCGATGTGGCGAAGGTTCGCGTGTGGGCGCTGGTTGCTGACGCTGCGGCCTAACTAGGGCGGGGGGCTTCGGCCCCCCTCTCTACAGGAGAGTGATATGGGTGTCTACACTGGTATTGCCCAAGACAATGTGCTGATCACGAGTGGCCGCGCTACTCTGAATAGCCTCACTGTTACGGGTAACGCGACCATCAACGGCAACGTGCTTGGTACTGCGCCTGTTACGAAGACTCTTAGTTTTTCGGTTGCTGATACTGAGAACTACATTGTCTGTAACGGCGCGGGTTCGATCACGGTAACGCTTCCTGCAGTCGCTACGTCTGTGGGTCGGGTTATCTTCATCAAGACGCTTGCCGCGCAGACGGTTGTTTCCAATGCTTCCAACGTGCAGCCGATTGGTTCGGCTACTCCGGGTACCGCGATCCTTGCCGCTTCGGCAGGTGCGTGGGCTATGTTGGTTTGCAATGGCACCAACTGGATTGTGATGGCTTCGTAATGAAACTGGGCGGGGGGCGAAAGCCCCCTTCCCTTCTTGGAGATCGTGAATGCCTACTAACCTTACTGGCAGTTCAGTATCGAGCACTTACGATCAACTGCTCCATGTCAACGATGGTCCAGCCGCTACCGAGAAAACGGTATACAGCGGCACTGGAGTTGCTACGGCCCTGAAGGTCGGAACCGGGTCTGCGTCCGTTGACAACATCAAGATCGATGGGAACACGATCTCTTCCACCAACGCTAACGGGAACATCGTTCTCTCGCCTGACGGGTCCGGCACCGTACTCTTCAGCAAGGCCAACATTACCGGTGGCGTGATTACCGGCGTGAGTCTGACGGGACTTAGCGGTGATCTTCCGGTAGCCGACGGCGGCACTGGGGCTTCGTCTTTGACGGGGTACGTCAAGGGCAACGGAACCTCCGCGTTTACTGCGTCTGCCACTGTCCCATTTGGTGACCTCTCTGGGTTCAAGTTCGGAGAGTTTTTCTCTACGCAGGATCAAACTCCTGCGACAAATACCCCGACTGCCTTGACGTTCAATAACTCGGCAGCGTTTAACTCTGGCATCACTGTGGTCTCGAACTCCCGTATTACCTTTGATACCACGGGGGTGTATGAAATGACTGTAAGTGTGCAGTTCGACAACAAAGGTGCTGCAGACCACGACGGGTATATTTGGTTTCGGAAGAACGGGACAGATATTGCAGATAGTAACTCAATAGTTACCGTACCTAAGGCTGGAGATGGCGGTCGCACACTTCTGCAAGTGACGCTTATGGATTCTATTACTGCCAGTCAGTATATCGAAGTTGTTGTAATGGTCGAAGACGCAAACGTGGACATCGAGCATATTCCAGCAGCAGTTGGTCCTCCGGCGTATCCAGCGGTTCCTTCTGTAATTCTTGTCGCAAAGAGGATCGCGTAATGGCTAAGTCACCTGCATGGCAGCGCAAAGAAGGGAAGAACCCCGCTGGCGGTCTGAACGCCAAAGGGCGTGCGTCGTACAACCGTGCAAACCCCGGTAAACCCGGACTAAAGGCTCCGCAACCTGAAGGTGGCCCTCGTCGTGATTCCTTCTGTGCCAGAATGAAAGGCATGAAAAAGAAGTTGACTAGCGCGAAGACGGCCAACGATCCGAATAGTCGGATCAATAAATCGCTTCGGGCGTGGAACTGCTGAGGAAATACACTATGGCTGAAAAATGGATTCAGAAAGCAATCAAGAAGCCGGGCGCGTTGCGTGCGGCAATGGGCGTCAAGAAGGGGGAGAACATCCCTGCTGGTAAGTTGAAGGCTGCTGCCAGTGCTCCGGGCAAAATCGGGCAGCGGGCGCGGCTTGCTATGACGCTCAAGAAGATGCACAAGGGTAAGTAAATGAAACAGCGATATCTCCGTAATAGGAACGATGGGTTTATCTATGACTGGCATCCGATCCTCGCGGCCAACCCTCTCTGCGAAGAGGTAACCGAGGAACAGGCGTACCCTGAGCGGTTTGTCAAAGCAGAGGCAGTGGAGCAGGTTACCCGTGGTCGCAGGAAGAAGGGAGCGCTTGACCTTTCGACTGGTGACATTCCGGAACCCCCGTCCTATACTCCACCGGAGTTGGCGGCTGACGCGTCGAGGCGGCTACCGTAATGACCCCACAGGACGTAATCACGGAAGTTCGGAGACTCGTTCAGGACGAGGAGAGTCCGTACCGCTACAGCGATACGACTTTGCTTGGCTATGTGAACCAGACTCTGAAGCGCATGGCCGTATTACGTCCTGATCTTTTTTCGCTCATCACTACGATCCCGACTACCCCCAATACGGTAGTCCAGAGTTGCCCGGCCGACTCCGTTCGTCTTGTAGAAATCTTTCAAGTTGTGGGCGGAACTGCCGTTACAGAAGTTTCGAGGGATACCCTCGATCAGTCGTTTCCGGGGTGGGTAAGCGAACCGGCGGGGGTACCGGTCAATTACGTCCGACATGTGAGGAACCCTAACAGGTTCTTCTTGTCCCCGCCTCCGGTCTCCGGTACTCAACTGGTAGCGGAATACGTGCAGTCCCCGCAACCGTATACGCTCGCACAGACGATTGGGCTTCTGCCGGACTCGTACCTGCCCGTGGTCGTCGATGGCACCGTATATCTGGCTGAGTCGGTCGATAACGAGCATGTGAACTCTGGGCGGGCGAAGTTGTTCTTCGACTCGTTCACGCAGAGCCTTGGCGTTGGGCTGCAGTCTCGGACCATTACCGACACTGAAGAAGGCGGACTCGATCCGAAGCAGGTGGTCTGATGGCTGAACGTACGTTCGCATCTCTGGTTCCTACGGTCAGTCCGAGCGTACCCGGCTGCCCTCAGCCGACCATGGTCCAGTACATCCGCAATGCGGCTATCCGTGCGTGCGAGCGCAGTCTGGCATGGCGCTGGGTAGAACCCAAGTACGATCTCTCGCCGGGTATCTACGAGTATCCATTCAACAAGCCCACGAGTACCGATGTGCATGTCGTGTTCGATGCAATGGTGAATGATTCACCTCTGCAGAAGTTAACACTTGAACAGGCACTGTACCAGTTCCCTTACTGGGCTGATCTGTACAGCGGGGTCGATCCAAACGTGGTTTGGGTAAGTTCTCCGTCCAACGTCTTCAATCAGAATCAGTACAACAACGCACAGTACAACGGCGGAAGCACAGGACCACTCCCGGATGAGGCTGTGGAACGCGCCACGGACCCGCGTGCGATATGCCAACTTACGCCCGACAAGTACGTCATCCTCCCGTTGCCGGATCAGGCCAAGGCGTACACGATGCGGATGTTCTATGCCCTGAAGCCGAAGCGCAACGCGACAGGCATGGATGAAGTCATTTTCAATGAACTGGAAGATATTATAGTTCATAATACGTTGCAGCACTTGCTGGTGCTGCCGAACACTAACTGGTCCGATCGAGAACTAGCGGCGTACCACGCCAAGCAGTTCATCTTCCACTTGGCCGAACGTCGTGCGCGTGCCAATCTCGGTAACGCTCGCGGGGTAATGACCGCACGTATGCAGCGGTTTGGAGTCTGACTATGCCTGTGCTACTCAGTAATAACGCGTATGCCACACTAGCAATAGGTATTGATACCACTACGCCGTCGTTGGTACTGCGGGCTGGTAACGGTGCGAATTTCCCTGCCATTTCCGGGAACGATTACTACTACCTGACTATTGTTAGTGGAAGTTCCGCGCCTGAGATAGTCAAGTGCACTAGCAAGAACGGGGACATTCTCACCGTTCAGCGTGGGCAAGAAGGAACTGCTCCACAGGCCGCAAGTGCTGGGACTAGGATCGAACTTCGCGTTACTGCGCAGTCTGTTATCGATGCAATCAGTGACCGGGTAGTACAGAAAGACGATGCGTCGGAAATTAGTTACATTCCCGGCGGAGTTGGTGCAGTAACTACAACGGTACAGACGAAACTTCGAGAGTCCATAACACCTGAAGATTTTGGTGCAGTAGGCGACAACGTAAACGACGATACCAACGCCATGGTTTTGGCTATGAATGCGGCTATCACAAACGGGCAGACGCTTCAGTTGCGCATGGGCGCGACCTACCTACTCAACACTTGGACGGCGTATCAGACCACCGGGCGGCTTCGCATCATCGGCGGGGCAATTAGCGGGGCAAGCGGAAACTCTACCCTGCGCGGCCCTGCAACGCAGGTGGTGTGTCTGTCGCCCTCCACGAACATTGAAATTGAGAACGTGGTGTTTGACCGCTGGACGAGCGCCATCAGCCGCTCAACTGCGCAGACTGGTTCGTTTGACTATTTCAACGTCAGCGGATGCCGGTTTGTGAACTGCACCGGCAACGTCATTGTCATTCAGAAGCCGATCAACAACTATCGAATTGAAAACAACGACTTTGAAAACTGCGCTGGCACAAGCGGGTCAACGGCGTACGGGGTGTTGATCGGCGCTAACACCTATGCCGACCAAGACACTTGGAAGAACGGCTGGATTGAAAACAACCGATTCAACAACTTGTCGGCTACCGGAACCCGCAGCCTTGCGGCAATTCTTGTCTACGGCAAGGCCGTCACGGTTGCCAACAACAAGATCGAGACGCTGAATCAAAGCGGCACGGGCGAATGCTGGGGCATCTACACAAAGGTGCGTTGGGGCCAGGTGTACGGCAACTACATTGACGGCGTAAATGCCGCAGGTAGCGCCGATAACCAAGGCATCAACATCAAGGGCAACACCCGGTCTGCCCCCGTCAGTCCGCAAGGATTCTCCAACTCTGTGTGGGGAAACCATGTCAAGAACGTCACCAACGGCATCTCTGTTGCCAATCGTGGCGGCGGCATCCGTGTGCAGACCGACGACGCGGTGGTTTACGGCAACCTTGTTGAGGAATGCGGGATCATCTGCGACGAGTCCACGACGTACCAAAACGTCACGATCACCGGCAACATCGTGCAATGCGCTGTTTCTACCAACATCCAAGGCATTCGGGTGGAAGGCGCTGGCACGTTTGTCACAGCCGACAACAACACCATCAAGAATTGCGTCACCGGAATCTTCCTGACGAGTCCCGCATCTGGGACAATGGCCGACGCGCAGATCACGCGCAACCGGATCATTGGTGCGACCAACGGCATTCTGTGGGACGCTTACTCCGGGGCTACGCTGACTCGCACGGTCATTGAAGGCAACGTCGTCAAGGGCGGCACTAGCGGGCTGATTTACAACGGCTCTGCCGGAACGGTCTCGGATACCCGCATTCGCTTCAACGACTTTGACAGTTGCACCTCGCCTGTGTCGGGAACTACCGGCACCAACGCGGTCATTATGGGCAATCTGGCGTCCAACCTTACCGCGCCCTCTACGGTCGTCATTACCAACAGTTACACCCAGCGTGACGCCACGGCAAGTTACGGCTGGTCGATGAACAGCGATTTGGCAAAAATCACCCTGAACACGCTTTACGGCGGGTCAAGTTTTGCCATCCGCGTAAACGGAAACGTGGTGGATTCGTTCAACATCGTGAATTTGAACATCGGCATTGGCACGACTTCGTTTGGCACTAGCGCCGAACGAGTGTTGTCTTTTGCCAACGGCACCGCCCCGTCAACGTCCCCCGCCGGGGTCGGTCAGTTGTACGTGGAATCTGGTGCGCTCAAATACCGAGGCAGCAGCGGCACCGTTACCACCGTCGCGCCCGCCTAATTAATTTTAAATAGGATTACTTATGCCTATAGTATTAAAAAATAATGCGTTTGGGTATCTGAGTTCAGCACTTAGTTCGTCAGGTACATCTGTAGTATTGACTACCGGTACTGGCAGTAATTTCCCCAGTCTCAATGTTGGGGATTACTTTTATGCCACGTTGTTTATAGGAAATGTTGCGACTGAGATCACTAAAGTAACCTCTCGCGTAGGGGACACGCTGACGCTCGTGAGAGGACAAGAAGGCACTTCAGCCGCTAATTTCCCCGCTGGTTCTGCAATTGAACTTCGTGTTACTGCGCAGTCTGTTATCGACGCAATTAACGATCGGGTAATCGCCAACGACGAGTTTATCAGTGCACGAGACTTTGGCGCAGTTGGTGATGGTACGACTGACGATACTTTGGCTCTCAGGGCCGCGATTGCGTACGCAATAACCCAAGATCGTACTCTTGCGCTTGAGGGTACGTACCTTATCAGTGGGTATATTGGACTTAACGCCAGTGCCAATACAGGCACCCTACATCTTTTTTGTAATGGTCCAGTGACCATTCAGGTATCCGCTACTGCCACCACGTTCCGGCAAGTGCTGTTCTTTGGTGTAAACGCTGCCACCGACATGTCGATCAACGGTGGTCCGCTGACGATTAACTGTAACAACCGCGCTGCTTCTGGTATCGAAATCTATACTGGCACTACCACGACTGACGGATACATTATTTTTAACGCCACGGTCAATATCAATGACTGTGTTGCTAATGACCCCACGGCTACCTACGAGAATGGCGGTCTAGTCATTAACGGTAGGTTCAGTAGCGTGTCCATGAACTCGCCTCGCGTGGTCAATGTTTCGCGCACAAACCCAAGTGGCGGCGCGTGTTACGGTATTGCCGTTACTGGATTGAGCGGCATCTGTACCATCACTAGTCCATATATTGCCAATGTGCTTTGTCCGGGCGGTACCTCCGGCGTGGACGCGGATGGCATCAAAGTGTTTGGTATAGACAATGCAGCCTCGCCTGCTATTCAGACTCTTGGTCGAGTAGTTATCAAAGACGGTGTATTTATTGACTGCCAAGGCCGCAGCATCAAGTCGCAGTGTTCTGATACGACCATCATCAATCCGTACTTCAAGCGGCAGTATCACGTTTCGATTACCAACGGACACGATGTTGACTTTCAGTCTGGTAATGGTTTGCTACTAAACCCGACGTTTGAGTACAAAAAGAACGGAGCGACTAGCCCTCTTGGTACTGCGCATCGTCCGATTGCGTTTCAGCAGAGAGTCTCCAACTTGCCGCAGTTGGGTAAGTGTATTGGTGGTGCGCTGAAAACTGAAGTCGCTATGCCGAACTTTGCGATTCTGGTACAGGAATCTACATCTGCCTATTCAGAAACTGTTATCGACGGTCTTGTTGTCGAGGCGCTTAGTGGGTTTACCACTACAGCGTTTACTCGCAGTATCCTTGAAACCGACATGGAGCAGATTAACGGTAAGACCACTGGCACCAAAATGGTTGTCAGTAATGTGGCTGGCCCCATGAACTGCGCTGGCATTGCATATACCGGTTACACCGTCGGCTCGCTTGCTGCCAAACTTGAGTATGAGGTCACTGACCTTAACAGCACCTTAACACCGACTACAGCCAACTTGGTTATTACTAACCTGAGTGGTAATGCTGTCGGGGAGGTGAAGGCATTTCTCATGCGGGACAATGCCAACTTTCGTGACCTCCTTTTTGGGGCAACCTTCAACTTCAACAAACTTGTCCCCGGCTGTAAGTTCAATACCCTCACTGACTTTGTTACAGCGACTAATGCACCTGCTTGGCCGTCTGGTCGCTACGCTTTTATCGAAGTTTTAGGTGGTCCAAACGACACGGCACCGCTGACTCCGACCAATCGTAACGTACGCGTTACAGTTACAGACGCTAGTACGGGTACTGTAGAGAACATTTTCTACACGGCCAATGGCGGGTCTGCATGGAGCGAGCAACTGTTTGGTACTACGTCTGGTACTACTAAAACGGTTACCGGTACTCTAAGTGTCAGTGGCGCTGTGCAACTTGGGGGCACTGTTCCGGCATATGCTAAAATGCAGATCGCCAGTACGCTGCCGTCTGACTCTGGTGCTACGTATTCGATTATTAATGCGGGTACGGTTCCGAGCACTACAACTGACTATATCGCATACCGAACTGGCGCAGGTACACAGAACGCCGCGTTTACTCTTGGGTCATACATCCACTATTACGCCACGCAGGGTACGGTTACTGGTGGCAGTCGGTTGGCTCCGACTACGCAGTACGGGTTTGCTGTTGACGGCAACTTGATTGGCGCGACAACCAACTATGGCTTCTGGGCAAACATTCCGACTGCAGCCAATCGGTACAATTTCGTCGCCGCTGGTACGGCTCCATCGTTCTTTGTCGGTGCAGTTGGTTGGGTTGGTTCAACTCTGACCATTGCCTCTGGAGCAATTACTGCACAACGGAATTACCATTTGATTGCAGGCGAAGGCGGCGTGGCTGATGACCTGACTAATATTACTCCGGCTATTGAAGGACAACTTTTGGTACTTCGTGCGGCAAGTGATTCGGTGACTATCACGGTCAAGTCCACGGGGAATATCAAGACGGCTGGCTCTGACATGGTGCTGGATAACCAGTACGATACGATTACACTAATCTATGACACTACCCTTGGTTTTTGGCTGGAAACTGCGCGGTCCAATAACGGCGCGTAATTAAAGAGGATTGAATCATGCCTACAGTTACTCCTGCTTTCGTGTCCGCAAATATTCAAGCACAGGACACTAAACGCGTTGATTGGACCGGGATCATTACTGGTGACACCATCGTGTCATTGGGAATTCCAGCCAAAGTCGGCGCAGTTGGCGCTGTTCAGATCGACGGCACCTTTGGTGGTGCTACCGTGACACTGCAGGCATCCAACGATAACGCCACATTTTTCCAGATGAAAGATGTCAACAACACGAATATCTCCGCTACGTCTGCGGGGTACTTCGAGTTCATAACCGGAGCGATGTATATTCGCCCAGTCGTTACCGGTGGTAGTGCTAACTCAATCAATGTGAAAGTCGCACTTCGCGGCTAAGGTGCCTCATGGCCGACACTAAAATTTCAGAATTTGATTCTGGTGCACCGGCCCTTGGGACGGATGAAGTCGTTATTGCCCGTGGTAGTGACAACTTCCGGCTTACCGTGTCGGACATCCTCGCGCTTCTCGGTTTGCCTGTGTCCGTCGCCAACGGCGGCACAGGGGCCAATACGCTGACCGGCGTACTTAAGGGCAACGGCACTTCGGCCCTCTCTGCCGCAACCGCAGGGACGGATTACGTTGCTCCCGGCACGGCGACCACGTTCACGGCTACGCAGACATTCAACGGGACTTCCTCCACGCTTGGGGCAGTCCTGACCGACGCCGCAGAAACGGTGACGGTATCTGCCACGGCAGCGACCGGAACGATTGCCTACGATGTCACTACGCAGTCGGTGTTGTTCTACACGACCAACGCTTCGGCTAACTGGACGGTCAATCTGCGAGGTTCTGCCGGTACGTCGCTTGACACGCTGCTTTCCACCGGACAAGCCATTACGGTCGCTTTCCTTGTGACCAACGGCGCTACGGCGTACTACAACACGACGGTGCAGGTAGACGGCACGACCTCTGGCGTTACGACGCGGTGGCAGGGCGGCACGGCTCCGACCGCAGGTAACGCCTCAAGTGTTGATGTGTACTCGTACACGATCATCAAGACGGCAGCAGCGACGTTCTCGGTGTTTGCCTCGCAGACGAGGTTTGCGTAATGCCGCTGCTTGGTACTCGGGGCGTTGCATCTGCTAGAGGGTATGGCCTGTTTGGCCGTATCCCCGGCGACCCGTTCTTTTCGTCTACGACGCTGCTCCTGCCCGGTAACGGCACAAACGGCGCACAGAACAACACGTTCCTTGACTCGTCCACCAACAACTTCACGATTACCCGTAACGGCAACACGACGCAGGGTACGTTTTCGCCGTTCCCGCCCGCTTCCGGGACTGCGTACAGCGCAGCCGCCAACGGCGGGAGCGGGTATTTCGATGGGAGTGGGGATTACCTTGGGGTGGCTGACAGTGCCGCGCTTGACCTTGATACCACTTTTACTCTGGAAAGTTGGTTTTATCAGCCGACTGCGGGAGACGGGACTATTTTTGCCCGAGGTGGCGGCGCGGCAAGTTGGTCTGCTGTAAACGGCCACGAATACCAAGCAATTGTTTTTTCGGGATTGTTTTATTGGCAATTTAATTCTGGAGGGGGAGTTGTATCCATAACTGCAACTGCTCCCGCTGCGGGCGCGTGGCATCATTTCGCCGTGGGATACAACGGCACTACAACTCGCGTGTGGCTCAATGGCGCTTCTGTCGGCACTAGCACCGCTGCGTATACCCTTCCGACAACGCGAAATCTCACGCGAGTGGGATATGCCGCTTCTAGTGAAGCCATATTTACCGGCTACATCTCTGGTCTGCGCGTTGTTAAAGGCACGGACGTTTACGGTGTCGGCAACACAAGCATTACCGTCCCCACCGCACCCCTTACCGCCATCACCAACACCTCGCTTTTGCTTAATTTCACCAACGCAGGTGTCCTTGACGCGACTGCCAAGAACGACCTAGAGACCGTAGGCAAT